TTTTTTCGCTTTCTAGCGAGCTTTTCTTAATTTCTAGTTCTTTTGCAAGTAAATCTAAGTCAATTTTTGCCAATTTGATGTTATCTGCTAGTTCCTCTAGTTCATCATCTATAAGTTCTAAATTATCTTTCCTTGCTTGTAATTCTCTTAGACATTGCCATTGTTTTGCTATTAGACTCGTTTCTTTTCCTATAATAAAATTTGCTATTTGAAAATTAGAATGGCACGAAGGAATTCTATGTTTTTCACATATATCAAAAAGTTTTTCTTTTGAATTCATAAACTAGCTCCTCCAACTATCGCTTTGAATTTACAGCCTTTTTCAATTGCTTTATGTGCCCAAATTAATTTAGTTAATTGCAAATTATCTCCACTCCCAAAATCACCAACTTCTTCATGTAATTTTTTTGATAACATCAAGCCATTTATACTGCCGTCTACAAAATTCCAAATTCTATCAACAACCGGAAACAAGATATCTTTATATCCACTTATATATCTAGAATACTTTTCATCAATTGATTTTTTAAGATAAGTGCCTGCAAAAACAATGTGAATCCATTCTGTTTTTGCATTTTTCACCAAAGAATCAATCATTGTGGTGATGCAGTATCCGCCATTCGTCACCTGGCAAGATACGGGCTTTTCCAAATTTGTTTCAAATGGAATAACTGCTATTTTTTCACAATCCCATGTAAGGAAATTTGCAGAATTAACTGTTTTTTGAATTTCATAAAAATATGCATTCAAAGAAACAATTCCAAGAGTGACATCCAGTTTCTTGGCTTCGTACATGTTTTTAACTCAGGGTGACTTCGTAATCCACCAGAATTATATCATTTGCGGTGATGGCATTCGCCAGAATAAATCCACTTGTACCATTTTCTGTAAAAGAATTCAGAGACCATGGCAAAGAGGGATCGGATGAAGGCGCATAAATTTCATTTGGGGAAGGAAATATTCTCAATCCATTTATGAATACTTTAAGAGAACCTGCTCTAAAACTTGGTCCTGAAATTGTGTAAGTTTTATAATCTGGAGACAAAGTTGCGCTTGAAGGAACTACATTGTCGTAATGTTGGTGAGCATTAGTAAGACCAGTCGTTACTTCTGCTGTAACGATTTGACCGCCAGCAACTTTCCAAATTACAGTTGATGATGGCTGAAAATTTACTGTCCCTGTTGAAAAAGTAATAGTGCTTGTTGATGTATTATCTACCACAGAAACATTCATAGCATTTGCAGCCGTTTGTATTCCAGCTAACTTTTCTCTTTCTGCATCGAGCATTCTTACGAAAGAAACAGGATTAGTTACGGTTGGATAATTAACTTGATATGCACTTAATTCAGCAGATGAAACAGAATAACTTCCATCTGTGTGATACCCAATATTGTGCAGAGCCGTATCTACAGCCGATGATTTTAGTGAGCCATTATCATATAAAGATATGTTTAGTCTCTGTGGTAGAGTATAAGAACCGCCAGCGTTTAAAATACTTTGGGTGTTTACATCGACCTGTGAATTAATCAAACTTATCATCTGATTGATGACATCGATTGGCTTATTATCATAAGCGTAGTAGTAAGGGTCGCTAGCTTGATACTTAGGTATTGAAAATGATGATAAGTCTGGCATATTTTTTCCTTAGATAAAATTAATTCTCCAAATAAAATTTACTTCCATGCTGCTGGTTTTAGTTAGCACAGGAAAACTCACTATGCTATAATAATTTCCACTCGCCATCATAAGGCCCATGCAACTTAGTGCGCTGCCAACTGCATCGTCATAGAGCAGAGTACTGCTAAAAATTGGCTTGGGTTGGTAGACTGCTGTCTGTGCTACTATTTACGGGTTTGCTCACTACTGGAGCAGTTCCAAAAAGCGAATTCTGATCTGGAGCAACAATTTTCGGTGTACCACCTGAGTCTACCCCATTGGTTCCAAAATTCATGTATTGAATATAAATCTTATTTGTTCCGCTGCCGCCCAAAGTATTGGTCAAAGCATCAGCCAAAGCCTGTCTTCCAGTCTGAACCACAGTATTTGGAAAATTCCAAGTTATTGTTTTGCCGTTTTTATACTTGATATTACAGCAAACTTCTCCAACAGTCTTTACATTCTGATCTAATTTCATTTTACTTCCTTACTTTCTTGAGTGCCATCTTTATATTTAATTGTATACGATACATTATCTTTGGACACTACTGTGCTAATAGGCGTACCATTATTAGTTTGATCTGTTAACTTTGAAGAATCTAGGTAAAATGGGAAGCCTGCATTTCCAGTATCGTCAGTCATAATATCTTGCCCCTGTCTATCTATATAATAGACATAATTTTGGTTTGCTCTTATGTAAACTTTGTTTTTTGGCGCAAATTGTTTGAATTTATAATCAACACTAGTTCCAGTTGTTACCCCTGAAGTCATGAATTTCCCATCAATATGAATAAAAGAACTACTTGATGGGTCGTATTCATCATCTTTAAGGTTCAAATAATAGTCTATTTCAGTACCAGAAAAATCAAGTGTAACAATAAATTCTTCAGGAATAAGTTGATCTCTGGTAATTCGATCAACTGATTTTATCATTTCTGGCATGGATGCTTGTCTGGTTATTTTCATCCCGCCAAATTTGAATCTACCAACTGTTTCTTCTAGTAATCTATTATAAATAGTTCCGCTTTGTGTTGTGGATGTGTATGGTGCAGTCATATTGGCAACTATGATTCCAACTGTTCCGACAGACAAACCATCTACCAATTCTATAAATTTATATTGATTTGTTCCATCAGAGTAATAAACATTTGGCGATGAAGTCATTTGAACTAATCCGGGCAAATTACTGCAAAGTGGCGCAGTTGCTAAAATTTTGGCCTTTTTATAAACTGAATATATTCCATTTGTGCTTGATTTTACTAGCGTGGAAGATGAATTTTTAATTATATAAGATAATGAACTAGTATTTGATGTTGATAAAGTCCCATCATTTTTTAAGTAAATAACCATTGTTGTTTACTTTTAAAATATCATAAGTATTTCCGCCAATCGTTACTTTCCAAGGAGCAGTAGCAAATCCTTCATTGACATCAAACTGAGAACGAATATTAAATTGGCTGTAATCAACCGAATCATCTGTTATTACAAAATCGCTTGCATCTTGTATTGTAAATGTTCCCGATCCAACTTTATTTGATAAAATAAAACTGAAGTCAGAAGCTGTAACTGGTTCTACCACCTGACCAGCCACAACGCCAAATCCATTTTTGAAAACATTTTCTACAGTATACAATCCAACAAGAGGACTGCTGCCAATAATTTCCATTATTGCATTATTAGGATCTAAAGAAATACCTAAATCCTCAAGATTCCTTGAAACCACTTGGCCATTATTAATTTGGGAAGTATTTGCATTCACTATTACCTGCAAATAATCATTATAAAATGTTGTTGTTCCTTGATCTAAGATACTTAAATAATCTGCCAAGTCATCCCTGAAAATATTATAAGCCGATACAGGCTGTGGAGTCCTTGTAGTTGGATTAAAGTTTGTTGGTAAAGTTAAAATGTCTCTGGCAAAAACATTCTGGCCTGTCCCCGAAATAAAGTTTTCAAATTGATTATAATATATTATACACTCAATATATTCAACTGGTGGTATTACATATTCTTCAATATTGTTTGCAACACTATAATTTCTTAAAACGGCATGAAATGGAATGTAATCTTCTATTATTTCCTTAAATTCATTTTCCCTGAATGTTGATAAATCATCAATTTCAACATCTATGCCAAAATGAGAACTAATAAACCCGCTACATGGCTCCAAGAATGATTTATCCATATCTTGGGGATTATTGCTATCCCTTAGTGAGCCGTTGTATTCATCCATGTTATAGATATTTTCCGAATAAGGGAACATCGTTCTTACTTTTCCGAAAACTATCTGTTGTTGAAATGGATTGGCTATAGGAATAAATATACTAAACAAACTGTCATCTTGAGTAATTAATCTTATATTCCAGTTTTTTGGAGGATACATTTGGGATAGTTCGTCTCTGTCATCTTGTAGTAAACAAATAATCCCGCCAATAAACATAAAGTTGATATTCATCGTAATCTGGTAGTAATTTTGTTTGATATGTAATTTTCAAAGAATCGCCAATCGTTAGCTTTTCGATTGAAGAATCCCAAGTCATGGTGCTTACACCATCTGTGGTTGTTATATTAATAAGGCCAAGCGATTTTGTATTGTATCCAGTATCATTTGGTGGTGCGTTTCTCAAAAATAATTCAAAAACATTAACGGTATTTCCACTGAGAGTCTGTGTCGCAATCGGCAAAGATATTATTTTTTAAATCAAAACTATAAGATCCAGTAAATATAAAATTTTCAGTATAGGTATATTCTGTTCCTATTTGCCAATACTGATAAAATTTATTTAGTTTTATTCCAGCTTGAGCAAGTGCTTGAACTAAACTGGAATATGTCCCCTTTCTCTTGAATTGAGGAATAGCGGTAATAATTTGTCCTCTCCAGCGAGTAATATCATTTGACCTAAGTTTAATACCAAATAATTTGGCTAAAAATCCCAGATATGGCTCTGGCGTTGCATTTGCATCTAATATGTCAATCAATCTTGCGGCCTGATCTTCAACATCTGTGAAACTAGATGCAATTGATGCATTTAAATTTTGAATAGTCGGCACACTTTGATCATCTGCTGTATAGCTTGTTTTGTACATTTCTGGAGTGTATGCATTAATCAAAGTTTTGTATTTGTTTTTAGGAGTTGCGTGACTTGGTATTGCAACTTCGTTTTGTATGTTTGCAGATACATGAAACTTTATGTATTTACTTAATGAATTGCCGCCACTATTAGGTGTATATGTATAGCAAATATAGTAATCACCTTCTTTAATAATATCTGGCAACCATACAAACCTGAAATGCCCATAAGGAAATTCATCATCATCAGTTACTTTTTGTAGAACTGCATATGTATTATCGCCACCTCTAGTCCATGCAGGCTGATACCAGCCTGTGATGCATTTTGTGTCCGCACAATTGCCAATCTTTATTTCGCCACTCATAGTGCTTGCAGCCCATGTTGGACCGTTTGCGTTTTTAGTGATTGTAATTTCATCGCCATCATTCATACTAAATGTTGAATCATAAGATGATCCATCATTTACCAAATAATTAGTTGGTGCGCCGGATATAGTAACAGTAATTTTAATAACCCCGCCAGTACCACAAGAATTCGATGCCAAAATTCTTATTGGTATTGCATTACAAGAAACCCCAAATATTGCCTGTACATTTTGTGTTGCACTAACAGAATCGTTCCTAAATGAAAAACCATGATCATTATCCAAAATATCAGTTTTTATCCTAGTAAGATTTGAAGGTAAAGCACTAATGCAGGTATTGCTCATACATCCTTCGCCAGCACAAAATACTGTGTTAGCTTGGGAATAATATGTTGGATAAGATTTTGTGCTTGCATCAAGAAGTTCTTGCGCCTTACTTTTTTGTCGTATAAATACAGGATCATTTGGATCTGTGCATACTTCTTGATTTGCTATAAAAGAATCTCGCTCAAGATTGAAATTATAACTAACATCTTTTGTGACTAAATCTTTTATTTGTGTCTGGCTTCTTGACAAGTAAAATATTTTAATAGTATCAAAAGTTACTGGATCATTATTGAAACATCCATCTGCATCTGGGGTATACAGGTCAAATAATATTTGATCCGTTACTTTAGGATTTTGATTAAATCTAACTAGGCCCATGCTTTTCCTTAGGATGTGTAGGTGTAATTTACATTCATGTTGTTTGGTCGTATAATCTCAAAAAACTTAGTTGTTACCAACTTGCCGCCATTTGTAGGATCATCCGTCACAAAATTAATTTCGTATTGATAAGGCTCCGAAATATTAGACAGAGCTTTCAAAACATCAATATCCCTTAATGTCTGACCATATTCCCAATTTTGCAAATTAAAAAATATCGTTAAATTACGCATTATTTTTTCATTTATATTCTGTTCAAATGTTTTATATTGTCTGGACAAAAATACTTGCAAATTGACATCAACATATATAATTTTACCATCTAAAATGTTTACAGAATCTGTCAACATTTTTCTATTATCAAGAAACTTCCTTAAGCTCTTGTTTAAATTGACTTGATGGCAATGCAAGTCCATCATCGCCATCTCTTACTAAAACAAAAATATCTAGAAGATTTGCAGAGCAACCTGTGTGTCTAACAACAGTAGTTGACTTGCCAGTAGTTCCATTATAAGGAGTTGCAAACAAATCAATAAAATTCTTATAATCATGTCCTGTAACACATCTGTTTTGAGAATTTATGTAGGCTGGTAATTTTCTCCTTATGTCTTCTACTGTGTCACCGCTACTTCCATACATTCCCCTAGTGTAATTCGTAAAATTAACAGGAACACTATAACCTCTACCCTCTATTGGCACAAGAATATCACTAGAAGCAAAATTACTAACGATGTTACCACTTGTTCCGCCACCTGTTCTATAAACTATAGTAATAGAAGATCCAACTGGTGGAAGCAGTCCGCCCCTATTATTGCCAAAAATAATATAAGCTGCGAATTCCGAAGTAAATTCAACTCTGTATTCTGGTCTTGGTGCAGATTCGGTAAAGAAATCAACTTGTTCCCATCTTTGACCATCAACATAAACTCTTACGCTATCATAAATTACGGGTGTAAATCTCAAAAGATAAGATTGATTTATCAAACCATTCCCGAATGTGGTTTCTGTGAATGTCTGGCCTTCTATGCCTACTATGCTGCTGTTTACTACGCTGCCAGCACTTATTATAATATCTTCATCGAATATTGGTCTATTATATTGATCTGCTGGATACAATTCAATTGTTAATGTTTGATTATTACTTACAATCTCTATTGGTATTGGAGATGGTATAATAAGGTCTATGTCTTGAGGAGTTGAAATTCTGCCACTCCACATACTTTTTGCGCCGATTGGAGGAAGCGGTTGAAAACCAACTAATTTACTTAATCTAAAAGCATTACTTAGTTCTGTAACAGTATCAATAAAAAGCTCATTAGCAAGTTGATCAATTTTAAAACTAAGCATATCACCTATAAATGCCCAGTTTTCAATTAACATCATGGCTAAATTTGATTCTATAAAATCATTAAATTGATCGCCAAAATTTTCTCTAATATATGTAACCAATCTTGATTTAAGACTCCAGAAGTCTTGATTAGTATAATTCAAAGAAACTGGCGTTATTTTGTTAGGAATTGCTAATTGCTTTGATGGTACAACTTCAAAAGAACATATATCGGCCATTATTGCGCTCCCATTGGCAGTTGCAGCACAAGAGTATCTACTTCTCCAATATTATCTGGTGTAGAAAATGATATACTTATATACAATTCATTGCCCATGCTGTCTGGATCTGTTTGATTATTTTGGAACATAGTGCCTTGATTTCTAACTGTTATATCAGTTACCGCTATTCTTGGCTCCCAATTTGTAATTGCTTGAATGACTAGGCTTCTGGCTTTTTCAGCCAAAGTCACAGTATTTTGTTCAAATAATAATGTTCTAAATGCTGTTCCATAATCGGGCAACATCACCCTTTCGCCGGGATTTGTCAACAAAAGTTGTAGCAAATCGGCTTTGATTGCATTATTATTTCTAGTAGTAGCCAATAAACCCTGTGCGGTTTTTACTATTGGATACGGTGTTCCCATTAGTTCCATATCATATTTAGGATAGTATTTTTGTTTTAACTATTCTTTTGTACCGGCTTTTTTGGATTTGTTGGCATTAAAGGTGTCAGCATGGTTACGCTGGCTGGCGATGCTTCTGGACTTGCACTAGCAAAAAGCCTGTCACTCAATACCAAAAGATTTCTAGCACCGTCATATACTACAACCCTGCATATGTTTGGCCCTTTTTCTTTAGGCTTTAAATCAGGATCAACACCATCTGCATATTTGGCTAATTCTTCTTCGGTCCTTTTTACAGGATAATCTGTACCGCCAAGCATAAATGTTTTCTGTTTACTCCAAGAAAATGCTGTTTTTGAAACATTTACAGCTAAATTTTCAACATTTTCAAATCTTTTTCCTTTTACAAATGTACTTTTATTTCCTGTACTATCAAATTCTTTTTCAAAACCCACATATTCTATGTGATCTCCATATGTTTCACTTATATAATCCCCGCCACATCTTAATATTACTTGGCCATTATTAAATTCATCAACAACATTCATAGTTAAAGAATGTTCGCCCCTGCTGTTGTTTATTTGTGGACAATGTAATTTCAAATACTGTTTGCCACCAACTCTTTGACTATCGCCATCATACATTTCAAGTTTTAAGCCATATCCAGTTCTAATTTCAACTTTTGCACCTTTACCTGCTTTATTTTCAGGAGGATTTTTTGCTTCTCTACGACATGGTATTGATCTGCTATTGTTGGCATCACTCATTATGATTTGGTGATTACTAGTAGAAGTAATTGTAATTCCTTGATTTTTACTGGCTTGTCCCTGTTCGCCTTCTGTGCATTTATTTTGATCGCACTCATCACTCATAAAAATCTGATTACCTAAAGCGGTTTTGATTTTTATGCCATTATCTTCACCTCTTACCTTGCTTGAATTATCCAATCTTTCTTTGTCGTTTAATTCTATTGAATGACCAGTTGCACTTTTCCAATAAGTTCTGCCAACATATTTATCACTGCAGCCAAAATCAAATGGCATCGTGCCTCTTTTCCATTGCATATCGCCTTTTGGGTCTTTTACGCTATCATCCATAACCAATGTATGTCCAGATATACTTAGAAGTTGTATTCCAGTTTGTGGTAAGTCGCATTTATTATTTTGTGGTGTTTGTGGCCCTCTATATGGTCTACATTCGCTCAAGTGTTTGAAGAAAGGATTTGATCCTTTTTGCTTGCTGCTACCTTGATAATCAGGATGTCCACCAATTACCTTGGAACTTGTTGTTGTCCCTTCGCAAAATGTAGCTTCTGTTTTTTGATTTAATTGAATATTTATATCTCCAGCAAGTATATCATTATTCCTATTATTTGTATTATCGTCAAAAAATATGTCTTCCAATCCATAAATCCATTCATCAGATGTTTTATTTTCTCCAACTACACCGCTCTCTGTATCAAATACAGTTTGAGGTTTTGGGTTTGGCTGCCCTAAGTAACAACTTGTATCGCCGTCTCTTGCACCACATGATGGATGAGCCCATTGGCCACCATAATGAAGATGATCATCTTTCATCATGAACCAATTGCCACAACCGGACATAATTTCAATTCTTTTCCACTTCCTATTACACCTTGGATCACCGTCAACCATTTTCATCATGTGTTTTTCTGGGGTTTTAAAACCATAGATGTTTGGATATGTCATTCTCTTAAGCAGGTCTGCTTGAGCATCTTTGTCATTAATTGATGTTATATCATAGCCGTTGTATGATTCGGTATTCCATGGTGGCAGTACTTGACTTCCATCATTTGGCCCACATAAATAGCCGTCTCTTTTGTCTTTGTAAATTTCTTGATATTCTGGTACTGGTATTGCAAAAAAATTATTTTCAGAATCTCTTCCCCTGTTTCTATTCCAAATTGTTCCAAAGTAAAAAGGCGATTCTGTATTTCCACCTTCAAAACTTATTACAATTGTTGATCCTGCAGGAGGAACCCAACTTGCGCCGCTGTCATCAAACCCGCCAAAGCTGGAAATTGGAAATGCAAATGGAAGGCTTTTAAGTGGACACATAGGGTCATGGAAGAGAGGATTGTACCATCTGACTCTATTTTGTTTGTATATGTCCAAGGTATCAACCACTAATGCTGTGTATATTCCAAAAGACACTTGAGCTTGAAAAATCTGTCGAACCATCATAAGGTTCTTCTTGTTCAAAGTTTTCTGTCAATAACTCCACGCAAATAATCTGTTTCGATTTCCAAAGCCTCTAGTCTTGGTACTACACCATCTGTTCCTGCCATTTTACTCCTATTGTGGTTTTTTACTGCCGTCTAAATTTTCATTCAGAGTATTTGATAAAGATAATTCTGTCGTGTATACGCCACTTTCATCAATATTGTGTGCAACAGATGAGACTCTGTAATTAACACTACTAAATACATTATTCACAACTGGATATGCAAGCCAATCGCAATTTACATCTTCGTTTTTATTTGTAAACGATCTAATTGCCGGATTATTAAAATAAATTATACCTACATATTTATCATTCGCTGCTGGTGATAACCATCTTACATCACCTTGAATTGTCAAAGATGCTTCAATATTGGTTGCTTGAATTACTTCTGTATTAGCAGCAAAGTTAGCACCTAAAGCAAAGGCTTCACTTTGCAATGCGCTGTCTGGTGATCTAAAATTTAAATTAGATGTGGGAACCATGACTTGGGCTTGCATTCCAATTCTGTCTTTTGGCTTTCTGTCTTCTCTTGCATCTCGTCTTTTGCCGCAGGATCTGGCTTGCACGGTCCTAGCTGATACTGCAGAACCACCACCACCCTGAACTTGACCGGCACTCAATTGATATTTTACACTTGGTTTAAAATCTATAACTGGAGTACAATCACCAGCATTTACTAAGTATATTAAGGTTGGCTGTTCGTCTGCGTCACCACAAATATTACTTGTGCTTTCAACACATGTTTTATCCCAGCCCTCTAAAGCCACTATATTTGGTTTCATAATTGCTGGATCGGAATAGAAACTTACACCTAGTTTTCTATCTGTTGTAATACCATTCATCCAGTTTCGCATAGCGGCAATAGGATTTTTTCTTGTTGCATCCCATACTGATCTTGGGCCAGAAAATCCACCTTCCGAATTCAGAAAACCATAAGGACTAAAATGGGTTTCTTCATTTCTCATGAAAAATACACCGCCCCTATCTTTTGCTTTTCTATCACCGCTACAAGCCCTTTCAAATACTTTTCTACCAACCTCTCTCAAGGGAACTTTGTGTTCATCAGTTCCTATTGGCTGGGCAATTTTTTCAGCATTTTCAAAATCTGACATTAATGTAAATTTTAAATTGTAAACCCAACAACCGGCACTCTCACTAACTATTTCTAACTCGCCAAGTTGTACACAAAGCAAACCATTTGGTGCCCTAGATGATTCAATTATTTGATCTGCATAAACAGACTGATCAACATTAGCTGTACTATAAATATCTGTAAAACCATCTGTTCCACTAACTATCCACCCAAACTCAAAAAAAGCGGTTGCTTGCTCATCATCATCACATGATCCTTTGTATAAGCTATTTAAAAAAACATTAAAATCATTACCGGAAGTATCGACAATTTTTACATTCAATGACATATTGTTAGAGCCGCCGAAACTCATGCTGGCAATATAAACTCTATTGTTAAAATATGGAGAACTTTTATTACCCATAGTTATCTGTCTTTGTTGAGCAATTAAATATAAATTGATAAAGCCTGTCATGCTTGCGCCTTTTATAGGTTCGGCTATTTTGGCGCATTGGTACATTTTTGCTTCGTATGGCAAATTACAAGTTCTATTTCTGGCCATGTTTATTCCTTGGTATAAAAGTTCTGGGTAATCGAACAGTAATGCCAGATTTAAAATCCAAAACATCATAAATATTATTGGCTTCCATAATTCTCCACCAATAATCGGTCGTTAAATAAACTTTTTGACTGACCAAGTCTGGTCTATATTCATATCCTGCTGTAATTAACATATATTTATCATCGATTGATTCAGGAAAATCCTGCCTTTTATATGTTGCAAAAGTAATTGCTTTTTGATTGCCATAATATACAACTTTACTTTTTGCATATCTGCTGCTAGGTGGAACATAAAGTCCAGCGACAAGATTTGTAGGATATTGAATAAAATTAGCCATAAATCACCAATGTATTAAAGTAACAATCTTCATTAATTCCCATCAGTAATTATTCTTTCTGATCCGGGTAATGTACCTGAGTCATAAACAGCTTTCATACTTAAATCTACATCAAATTTGTATGGTATATAGCTTTTTCCATTGATTCAGATACCCCGGCAACGACCACGGAACATCTACTG